GTCGATTGACCGCGACTCATCAAGGCTTAGTGGATGACTGGTACAGATACTGTCGAGGCTCGATCAGATTCTACCAGAGTGAAATCTCTAGGGAATCGAAATTCGGCCCGCCGGTATTAGTTCAAGGTAGCAAACTTTCTTTTGTTCCTAAGAACGCGGACATCTCCCGTGGCATCGCAACCGAGCCTTCTCTGAATATGTTTTTCCAGAAAGGGCTCGGCAGATGCTTAGAGATTGCATTACTAAAGCACACGGGACTCAACCTTAAAGTTCAACAAGGTAAGGCACGTGATTTGGCGAGAAGTGGGTCGAAAGACGGTCGTTTCGCAACGATCGACTTGAAATCAGCTTCAGACACCATAAGTATGCATTTGATCAGAAAGTTGTTTCCGTCAGATTTCGTTCTGTTAATAGAGCGTTATCGATCACCTCGCATGGAAACAACAGCAGCAGGGACTATCGAGTTGGAGATGTGTAGTACGATGGGGAATGGTTTTACTTTTCCCCTTCAGACTGTCATCTTTACTTCCGTGGTCCTAGCTGCGTTCAAAGTCCTTCACATAAATCCTATCTACCCACGTGGAAAACGGGTAGGCAATTTCTCGGTATTTGGCGATGACATCATTGTGCCTGTAGAGGCATATAGATTAGTCGTCAAGCTCCTGAGTCACTGCGGATTTATCGTGAATGAAACTAAGTCCTTCTCTGAGGGACCGTTTCGCGAGAGCTGCGGTGGTGACTATTACTTAGGTCACCATGTAAGAGGTGTTTACAACAAAAGCCTCTATGATCCCGGTTGTATCTATAGCACCATTAACCTATTGGTCATATGGAGCACCCGACATGGCGTGCTTCTAGACAACACAATAGGCTACTTGAAGACGCTTGTAAAGCGTCTTCATATACCAATTGAGGGTGGGTCTTTTGAAGGACCCCTTTCCACCTCTGCTGGTATATTTCACTTCAAGCCTCACGGCCGTCGTGATAAGAATGGTAGTTATAGGTACAAGCTACTAGCACCCGAACAGCGTGGGATACCGATCTCCAGGTATCTCGGTTGCGAGGATGCAGTAGTTAGCTCTGCGCTGAAAGGCGCTATAAGGCGTGGTAAAGTCTTGTCGAGAGACACTGACTCCCATGTCCGCATCTCTGAAGGCTGTACGCCGAATTGGCAGACAGTTTCAGAGAAAACGTTAGGCATTTTTAACCTAACGTCGGCTGATGCG